AGACCCCCCAACTTTCTAGCTACTAGGGGATTTTGGTGGACTTTAATGGACTGAGTACAAACGAAAAAGCCCGCTAGAAGCGGGCTTTTGGACGGCTTGGGAAGCCGTTGGATCTAAATTTGGTGGAGCCTAGCGGGATCGAACCGACGACAATCACCTTCAAAAACCGTCAGCCCCCGTCAGTACTGGGCTGTAGGAAAGTCAACCCGTCTGTAACCGTCAGCTTCCGTCAATTCTGTGCACTCTTCGTGCACACCTCAAATAAGATAACTATTGTCTACTCAGGGTTTATTATTACTTTCGCAGGGGTAGCTTTCGGCTTTGGAGGTCAGCGGTAGACTATCCGCTAACCCCCTATTTGGGAGGTCTAATCTTGCAAGCGAGCCTGAATATCTGAAAGCAGAATTCCAAGTCCGTCAGTTGCCTCTGGCGTTAATTCAATATATCCATCCTGATTTACTACCAAGCTTTTAATGAAGCTAATTACATTTCCGGTGTCAGTTAATTTCTGTTGTAAGCACTCGACCAATTGAGGGTCATTGTCGAGCTGATTACTATGAATAAAAGCCACGGTTTCGCCCTCTTCATCACGAAGATTAAGCCCTTCACCATCGGTGAAGTGCATAAGCTGATCGGAAGTAAGCTGGATAGAAGGGAATGCAGATGAAATAGTAGAAGTTGTCATTGTGAGTAACCTTTGTTTAAGCGATTAAACCGCCAACAGCAGGTCTCAATCTAACTGGTGGCGGACTGCACGAGGTTGAGACTACCGGACAAAAGGCAAACCGGCCTACCCGAAGGTAGCCTCGAACAGCCCACCAAAAAAAGGTATAGCTATTCTATAGGCACAAAAAAACACGCGGTGCGTGTTGTGCCGCCTTTTAATTATCCGGGGTCTCAATCCCGTCACCGGATTTTGCCGGTGAAATTGAAGTATCGGTTGTGAAGAGGATTGAAGTCAATGGTTTTTCTCCCCGAGTTACTGTTGCTGTCCGTCAATGGCTTACACAGACCACTCTACAGCGATTTCTATCCATTAAAAAGCAATAGCTAACCCACAAGGTTAAATACAACCACAAACTAATGAAACCATCGCAAAGCCAGTAAGCTAGGGGTGTGAGGCCATTATGAGCTGTGTACACGCTATTCACTTCTTTTCAATCGTGTTCACTGAGTGAAAACCGAAACACCGCTACAAGCCTTGTAGAAGACCGCTATCGTCACTTTTGGGTTTGCACTGCGCAAAAAGGTGCATAAACTCGGCAGGCGTAGGGAGGAGTGATTTTTGAACTGCAACAAGGTTAGAATATAGTCAATTCCAATCATTCTATGGATATGTGTATTTATAATGGAATACGATGAAGACGGACAGCCAAGAAAACATAATCAAATATCGGGTGCTTCAGATCAGCAGCCGGTAGAAACCGTTGCAGCAATAACGCTTAAGGTGCTCGCGGACGATACCGATATATCTGACCCTCGCACCAACGAAATAGATACACCGACACGAGCCAATGAGGTTGCCGATACCATTAGGGCCACTGCCAGCATAGAACCTAGTTTCGCCAATTCAACTCTGGCAATGTTAAATTCAGAGTTAACAGGCGACATAGGTGTGCAATTGGCTCGAATCCATGGCATTACCGATACTTTTGGAAAGACGGCCCTCCATCAAACTGGTTTTGCCAACTCCGCATTGGAAATGACAGCTTCAGCGTTAAGAACCAACATAAGTGCACGACTGCCACAAGCCCATGGGATCGCCGATACTTTTAGGAAGACGGCCCTCCATCAAACTGGTTTTGCCAACTCCGCATTGGAAATGACAGCTTCAGCGTTCAGAACCAACATAAGTGCACGACTGCCACAAGCCCATGGGGTCGCCGATACTTTTAGGAAGACGCCGCTCCATCAAACTGGTTTTGCCAACTCCGCATTGGAAATGACAGCTTCAGCGTTAAGAGCCAACGTAGGAGCACAGCTGCCACAAGCCCATGGGATTGCCGAAACTCTTAGAGAGGCGTTCAATCAACGAACTGGCTACACTAGCTCTACATTAGCAATGATAAATTCAGACCTACAAACCCGTGGAGCTGCCGAAATAATTAGAGATGCGACCCGTCATCAAACTAGTTTCGCCAACTCAACCTTGGCGATGGTCAGCTCAGATTTAAGGGCTAGTATAAGTGCGCAGTTGGCCCAGATTCACGGAATTGATGGAGTAGCGCGTCGCTCTGAAGAACTACAAGCAAGAATGAGCCAAACTTTAAGCCCTATAATTTCATTGACAGCGGCAAATCAGGAGCTCTACAAATCTCTTATAGGAGAGTTCAAACTAAGCTCAGTGGGTTCAGTCAAAGACATAATAGACAACCTCAAAAATGTCGCGGACGAAGATCTACAAAATAAAGGTGAACTAGCAAAAGAAGTAAGTTCATTTTTTGAATCTTCAGCCAACGATCAAAAAATAGATGATCTGAAGCTAAAATACAAACCAAACAACCCATTCACCTTGCGTCTAATAAAACACATATTCGATACATATGTGTTCCCGTTTTTACTAGCCTGTTTGGTTATGTATTTTCAAGATGAAATTTCTAACATCATGAAGAGCTTATCACCAAGCTCAGGCAAAGAAGTAAAAAACGAAATCAAAAAAATTCCGACATCGATCGACTTCGAATTCCTTTCTGACATAAGAATAGTAACTGGTAAAAATGTGAGAATAAGGGCCGACCCTGCGCTCAAGAAAGAGAACATTATGGCAAAGCTAAAAATAGGAACTGTTGTAACAATTCTTGAAAAGCAAAGAACTTGGTCGCTAGTCGAAGCCACACTTACGCCGAGTTCAGAAACAATAACCGGCTGGGTTTCCAACCGCTATCTTTTGAAGTTGAAACGCTGACGGGAGCAACCTTGGAGCTCGTGAGTTAACCACCCGATACACAAAGCGCATACCACACTGAAGCTTGCATTCGCCTCGACATAACCGAAGCTAACGCCTAAATACCCTGCAAACGCGAAACTAGAAAAAGTAGATAATATTTCAAGAAGTATTTTCATTATTTTGTCACTCAACCATTTCATTAAGCTGTGATTGCAATCCATCAGCAAACGACTTGTAATTGTTAAACTCCCCTCTCTGACTACACCCTCCAACACTCGGATGCGTATGAGTCCCAACCGTGCTTGCGATCTGAGATACAACCCCCATTAGTTCACTCAACAGCTTTAGCACGTTATCACTTTCATTGCCTACCCAGACTTTACCTCCATCTCGCACAACCAATCGCTGTTTAGCCTTTGCGATTCGCTCGGCCACCGCTTGGCACTCTTCCTTGATGTTGCTGTTACTGTCGATTCGGTATGAATTATTTTCATCTTTGGAAATTAGAACGTCACCTACGGCAAGAAACGGCATGACTTGAGACTGAGCAAGCACATACCGTATGACCGGCCTTGATGGCATTCCCAAAATAAAACCAAGTTCGACCAATGCGCCGACGTCAGGCAATCCGTAAATACCTCGATGAGCACCGGCCATATTTACCGGCAAAGGCACCATTTCTAGAATCGGAACTTCTGTGTCTCCTGCTCCCGATTCATTGAGTAACTGAAGATCAACGCAATACAGAGGTTTACTGCCTGTCGACTCCCCCGCCTCTTCTATCGCGTGAACCTTTTCGATGCGTGCGAGTTGAGATGGATGAGCACCGTTCGCCAACGCTGGAAAAAGCCGTTTCACAATTCGTTTTATCGCTTGCTCAATCATTACAAATCAGTCCATGGATTATCTGACCACGTCAGTTTCATTCTCAAGCCGCTAAACTCGACTGACGTAATAACGTTGCCGTTGTACAACGCGCCCGGTCTTAGAGAGGGGAACGCGGGCAAGGTCGCACCGTTCAGTACGCGCACCTCACTCTCAAAACTATTAGGAAGCGTCACCGGCTTTGACGCCCAATGTGAGTCATTCCAGTCACCCACAAATATTCTCCCGTCCGCCTGCTGTTGCCATATGTGGTTTTCGATACCGAACACCTTGGCCAGCGAGTCGAGGGCAAAGTATCCGCCTGAGATGTTGTAAAAGCGTGCCGCTCTTCGATGCGTGTAGCCTCTTGGCTCTTCTGGAGTGACAAAGCTCAGTTTAGTGTCACTCGCAATCTGCCTGAGCACGTCCGCTAAGGTGACATCTCTTAGCGACAGAGGCAGTCGAGGCTCGAGCATCGCGGACAATTCACGACAGAATATTCTTTTCTGCTTAGCGTCAACTTTGGTCGATGATTGAATGAACCCAACGAACCACGGCTTAATGTTCTTGGCGTCATAGCCGCACGAATAGGTAACGATTCCAGACAGCGGCTTGTCATGCTTAACGACAAATGAGGCGCGACCAGGACTAAGTAGATTTAGCCGTGCATCATCACCAACAATGTCGTAGGACTCGCCCGCTATCGCTAGCTTCTTGTGAAGTTTCATTAGGCCAGCTTCTTATCAAATCGCGCTAGAGCCGCCTCAAAAGAGCTGACCTCGGTTTCCTGCGCCAGTTCGGGGCTAGAGATTTCAGCGCCTTCGGTCTTAGGTGCTGGCGTTTCCACGAGCGTTGTTCGCTGCTCGGTTCTTTCTTGCATACTCAATCGCTCCAGCAGCGTGAACGACACCATCCATGCGTCTTTATCTGGTAGCTCTCGTTGATGAATTTTTCCGGTCAACGTGACTTTTTTTACCTTTGCTGCGTTCGCGCTTCTTTCCGTCAACTCGTAAACTACAAGCTCTCCATTGTCATCGAGCGCCTGCGCCACCCCATAGAACTGAGAAATCTCTTGCTCTTTTTCAAAAGGAAGAACAAAGCTAACGGAAATTTCTTTGGGCTTAATACCTTTATGAGCTGAATCGGTGGCGCTTGTCTCCCCTCTCAGCTCGGTACTGTCGAACGATGTAGACACCGACACCGTCAACTGGCCGACGGGGACGCGATAGTCGCCTAGGAGCATCACAGAAGCCATAACCTAGATTTCCTGTCCATGATCAAACGGGTTCTCGCCTCGATAGTGGCTCGGCAGTTGACGACGAAACCATTCACTCTTGTAAGCGTTCTTACAGTGCTCGCTCTGCCAAAAAAACAACAAGTCAATAAACGATCTCACTACGATCCACCGACGCTTTGGCTTTTGATCCACCACGCCACACCGAAACGCCCTAGCGCTCAAGGTTTCTTCAGCTGAACCAAAAAGCACGGCGTTGACCGTTTGATCGATACCCAAGAATACGTTGTATAGAATGTTCATAGCGCAAACTCGACAACAATACCCATCGTTTCCTCAATGGACTCTGACGCCACAATCTTGTCTTCTACAAGTTGACGCAGGCCAATAACCGAGCCGCTGAAGACGGCGTATGAATCCGCCTTAACAATCACCTTCGCGACCAAGTCGAATAACTCGACATTTCTGTTCTCCGCTATGGCCGACAGTAACGGCGTTGGCGCGCTGTTGTCCTTGATCCACGCTCTAGCCTCTTCCTCTTGTTTCTGCCAGCTCAAGCGCTCGAACTCGGGGTACATTGCGGTTATGACCGAAAGCGCTGCTTCTGACTTTTCAATGCACTCCATCAACTTCGATTCTTTGGCCTCTGCTAGGTCTTTCGGCAATACATCCTCATAACCAACCGGCAGACCGTTCTCATCAAAAGAAAATTGTTTTCCATCGGGTAAAGGACTAAAGAAAATACTGTCTTCATCCAATTCAACAACATCGGGCGAGTCAATATCGTGGTGACCTTCGAAAACCTGAGTTTTTAACTGCGTATTATAAAGTGCCATAAGTTTCTCAATTAGTATCCGCAAATGTAGTAGTGAGCGCCGCCATTCGATCCAGAGTTGAAACACTGCATATAGGATTTCGTGATGCTCGATGTTTTAACAATCGCGTTCCCCGTCGCCGCTTGGCTGTGAAGCTGGCACACCGAAACCCTAATCGTTGAAACGCTGGTAAACGCTACGGGGAAGTATTTTGTACGAAACACGTTGCTACTGGCCGTATCGTGAACCCACATTTCTTTGAACCCATCAGACCACAGGCGATAGCTTCCATAGCCGTTGGTGCCGCTCGAAGTTACACTCGCGCCTAAACCGGTTACCTGACTCGCGCTGTGCGAGTGAGAAGCCGCAGCAGCACCGACACTCGCGTAAGAAAGCGCATTAATGGTATTGGTCAGAGATGTAATAAGGTTTTTCAGCAGTCGCCCTTGATTGGCCGACAAAGGTTGATTCGTCGCGCTGCTGGTCAGTGCGTTTACAATTGATGATATTGAGACCTTTGTTCCCACTAAGTTTGTAATGGTTGTCGCAAAGTTCGGATCATCACCCAAAGCCGCCGCCAACTCATCGAGTACATTCAGAGAATCCGGAGCGGCTCCAATGATCTCAGTGATTTTTGATGCCACAAAATCCGACACCACTTTGACCGGTGGAACCAACGCCATTGAATCACCGGCGTTCATTTGTGCATGGCTCGCCAGTGTCCCTGAACTGATCGTCTCCATCCATTCAGACCACCCAACGCCCCCCTCATAGACACGGAAAGCCTGCCTCACGACCCCACCGCCTGTTAGTAATGCAATCGATTGGCCACAATAAAAAGTAGCGCCCCCGTTAACGTTTATAGAGTAGCGCCCTTGCGGAAAATCCGAGGGAAGATTCGCCAGTCCAGCGATCGGTGTTATGTAACTCCCATTTACGGTATACAGGTTTAGATCGGTCTCATCGCTGACCACAAACTTCCCTAAACCATATTGGTTGAAAGCCTCATGCACTCGTTTGGACGAAGTCGCTTTCGTCAGGTCGTCGCCTGTAAGCGCTTCTTGCTGATCGGCTAGCGCCATTAGCCCGCGAGTCTCCTCGGTGCCTTGATCAAACTGCCATTGCCAAGACGAGGCCTCAACGCTCAAACTGGTGATCGCTTGAGCGTCGGTGTACGCAAGCATGATGTTCTCATTCAGGGTATTGCCAACCTTACCGTTTGCGCTTTTCTCTTTATTGATCGGCGCTAGGTAGGCGACAGCAATCAGCGTGTCATCGCTGGCTAACAGGCCGAGCCAGTTGTAAGTGAAGTTCCCTTCGTTGGACGGGAGATAAAGCGAATAGACAACCTCATCGGGGCCAATATAACCTGCCTTCGTCACGGCCAGTGTTTTGACTTGATCTTGTACTTGGGGCAGAGGCTCATCTCGATTTACCGGTGTGTTGTGATCCAGCCCATTTATGTTGGCCAACATAAAGCGATCAACGTTAAGCGGTTGGTTCGCGGCTTGCCTGCTCGCGAACAATGCGCGACCGGCGTTTGTGATTGCTTGAGTGCTCATAATTAGTCCCTCTACTCTGCGCGGTAGAATTTGCGTTCGATGTCAAATAGATGAGCGGATACGCCCACCCTTGTTGAGACAATCCCGTTAAACTCGTAGCGCCGACAGGTTCGCCCGTACTTGGTTAACAGCAGTTTCAAGAGCTCTTGATTGCCGCTGAGTTGTTCGTTAGAAAGCTGAAGAATAATCACGTCCCAGTCTTTGCCGGGTTGACGCTCAAGCACTTCCACATAGCCGATGCCAAGGCGTTCAAATATTCTCTGTATGCCCGCAACACTTCCCGCATCGACATTGTTTTGAAAGGCGTACTTAACGCGAAGACGAAATAGGCTCTCCGGCTCTGCGTAAAATCGAACCACGTTTCTTTCCCAACCAATCAACGTGAGCAGGCCAACGCTACAGACATCGACGTCCACTTGATTGATCGGCTCTCTTACCCACTGCTCGACCTTCTCCCACCACAGTTGAAGCGTTTGGAGTAGCTGAATATTGTCATCCCCCGATAACCAGCTGGGTAATTTCAGGTTAAACATATTTTTGAACCGTTAAGCTTGCGAGTTTTGGAATGTTCATTTGGGTTTCGATGTGCGAGACGTTGAAGTCAACGTTAACCAGTTGGTCTATCTCGTCGTGCAGCTCTTCGCCCAGTTTCGACAAACTGTAGATTGACCAAGGGCGAGCTTTTTTCACCGCGAAGCTGTTGTTTTCTCGAAACGCGCACCGAATAACATGTTCGATTTCGGATAAGGCGGCGCTCTCATCTTGCGCCGTTAGATTTTCAGACAGCCATACGGTCGCAACCACGTTGGCGTTGATGGTGGGCATGGTTTTGACGGTCAGAAGATCGCCATGGCCGTGATTGCCAGAGTCCGTAATCGCGCTCTGTATGGCTTGGATAAACTCCACCGACGGCGTCCCGCTCTCAAACATCACAAATGCGTTTGCCGTGCCCGGCCCGTCCGGCGCATCGTGTTCGAAAAACACGTTTTCAGAATGAACATTGTCAAAGCCAGCGATGATGGCTCGATACACCGCGTCGGTGTGCCACTGATTCACCGCACTGAATTGATTGGGTATTCTCGGGCGTAGCTCATCGTCGCTTTCGTCATCGGCCCCCGGAGAACTCAACCAGTCCTCTTCGTTGGTCACCGACGCAATGCCGTCGATTGACTCAGGGAGCACGGTATAGAACCCCGCCCCCAAGTTGTAATCGGCTCCCTCGCTGAGCGCCTCCGTCATGATCAGTGCAGAGAGAACGCCATCGCCCATGGCAACCTCTTCAACCGTCTTGAGCGAGTAGGTCGAGCCGTTTATCCTCACCGATTGAACTACGCTATGCTTTGGGACAGTCAGAGCGCCTACGTCATCAAAGCGCGTGAATCGGATATGACCTTTCGCTTTAACTTTTACCTTCGGGACAACGCCCACATCCCACGCTTTCTTTTTCAACATTTCCCCGGTGGCGGTCTTGGCGTAGGACTGGGGTAAGACATGTTCAATCACGAGATTGATCAACCACAGCGCCGCGCTCGTGACCACCGCATCCACAAACTTCCAGAACGGGCCGAAGGCGTTTGCGTTCGTCACGGTCAGACCGCTGTCAACTCTCACCTTATTGAACTCGGCGTTGATCTCGCTTTGCGTCGTTGGTATTCCAGCCTCTTTGGCCAGCGCTCGAAAATCTTCTGTATCGGTGGGCATGTTGAACCTACAAGTAAACGACCAAATCGGAGTATTCGAAGGTCTTTGCTGTTACGTAATATGTACCGACTGAGTTGCCGACGGCCAAAAACTCAACGGTTCCGGGCTTCAGTCTCTCATCGCGCTCGATGTCGTCGATCAACTTGTTGATGACTTGTTGGCGCTTAATCGGGCTACGCTCGGCAATCAAATCAAATAGAAGTCCGCTTTCGATGATGCGGTGTTTTATGTCTTGGCCAATGCTCTCTCGATCACTGATGGGCTCAGAGAACCCCGCTTGATCAATGACAAAACTGCCGTTAACAACTTTTAAATCAATGTGTTTCCGATCACTCATGCATCACCCCGCCGCCATCGCCAATTCATCGGCCAGCGCGTAACCGTTAACGCCGCCCGTGGTATGGACTTCAATCTTGTCGACGTGTGTACCGCTGTTGTTGGTCGCGTTGCTGATCTGCGTCATGAGACCGCCCGCGGCGACCGCCGAATCACCACCGGCAGAGAACCCCGCCGCTTGGTTTATCTTGGCTCGCTCTGCTTGTGCGTTCACGCCAACGTCGATGCCCGGTATTTTTTCAACTCGTGCATCCACACCGATATCAATGCCCGGTATTTTATTGAGCAGCTCGATAGTTCCGGCCAGAAGCTCTTGAAGAAACTTAAACGGCGCTGAATCCATAATGGTTGCTTTGATGGCGTCCCAGTGGATCACCACGAGCGCAAGAGCAGCGATAAAGGCAGTGAACGCGGCAATGATCCATGTAATGGGGTTAGCCCACAGCGCGGCGTTAAACAGCCACGTTGCCGCCGTAGAGAGCCCCATCGCGCTGTTCATGATGCCAAACTGAAT